CGGAGGTGACGAATGGAACAGCGAGGGCACGGAGCGCACTCTGAAATCAGTCAGACTGCACGAAGTTTCTTTGGTTGCATTTCCGGCCTATCCAGCTACCAACGGAACCGCGCAGGTCAGAGGTCTTGACAAGCTTGCCAAGCGAGCCGACGTGGATGCCGATGCGCTAGCGGACGCACTAATGAAACTAGAGCAAGGCGAGGAAATCACCAGCGACGACCGTAACCTGCTTACTAAGGTGATCGACTCAGTTAGTCCAATGCCAGAAGCCGAGGAAGTCCCAGCGGACGACCCAGGTCTAGCATTGCTGGCACTCAAGAAAAAGAAACTCGAACTACTACAGAAGGTTCTCTAATGGCTACGTTTGAACAAATCAAAGCGACAATCCTTGATGTAGCAGGAAACCCTACTAGCGGCCCTATAGCGGACATGGCCGATAGCTGGGCTGCTGCAATTGTCTCAATTGACTCACCTACCCCTTACAAGCTGGAAGCCAAAGACGGCGACGGCGACGGGTTGGTTCAGGACGGCACGCCATTCGAGCGGCCTGCGAAAAAAGAAACGCGAGTAACCAAGCCAGCTGAAACACGCTAAGCCCCCTTGTAGCGTTGCTGCCAAGCTGCGTTTCTTCCCTCCGGTTTATTCTTGGGCCGGAGGGTTTCTTTTGTCTAGTGCCCCTAGATAAATTTTGTCTAGTACCCCTTGATGTAGAATAGTGATAACGGAAGTGAGTTAGCTCTGCCGTGTTTGTTGAGCGTTAGCGCCACATTACGAATAACTAACTAATAGGAGAAAACATTGTCTGAGTTCATCAAGACCCAGCAGGAACTCCGCGCAAACCTGTACGAGCAGATGAAGGACGTTATTGAGTCGGCTGAGGCCGAGTCACGTTCTCTCGACTCCGCAGAGCTTGAGAAGATTAGCCGCATCGAAGCCGACATGGATCGTGCTGCTGAGGCTATCTCCGTTGCTCAGCGTGCAGAGGAGCGCAAGCTTGAGGTAGCTGAGGCTGCTAAGGGCTTTGTTCCAGCAGAAGAAAAGCGTGATGACGCAGCTATTTTCCGTGCTATGGCATCGGGAGAGGTTCGTTCACACACCTTCAACCACGAAAAGCGCGCGCTGGTTCCAGCAACCGCTACCGTCCCAGTAGGATTCCTAGACCAGGTTTACGGACTTGCTCGTCTAGTCGGCCCAATGCTGGACGTATCCGACGTGATTACCCGCACCAGCGGCGAGTCGCTTCGCATCCCTACTTACACTGCTTACTCGACTGCAACCCAGTACGCAGCAGGTTCCGCAATCGCAGAGTCCAACCCAACCTTCGACAGCGTTCTACTTGCGCCTAAGAAGATTGGTTTCACGGTTCAGATTGCAAACGAGCTTCTCAGCGACGCAGGATTCGACATCGAGTCCGTCATCGCAGAGCAGGCTGGTAACGCAATCGGTTTCAAGATCAACGACCTTGCAACCGTAGGAACCGGCTCGACCGAGGTTGAGGGAATCGTCGCAGCAGCAGGTTCCGGTGTTACCGGTGGCACAACCACCTTCACCGCTGACCAGCTCATCGACCTTCAGTTCTCACTCGACGGAGCAGCTCGTCGTCTACCAGGCGTTGGCTACATGGGCAACACCTCAACCGTAGGCGTTATGAGGAAGCTAAAGGACGACAACAACCAGTACCTCTACACGGTAAACGTGGGAGCGCCTGACAACTTTGCCGGATTCCCAATCTTTGAGAACCCAGCAATGGCAGACGTAGGCACTGGTGCAAAGTCCGTTCTATTCGGTCACTTCCCAAGCTACAAGATCGTAACCACCGGTCTTGAGGTTGCAACTTCGTCCGACGCGTACTTCGCAAACGACGTAACTGCATACCGCTTCACCTACCGTTTCGATGGCAAGCTAACACACGCAAGCCACGTCAAGTACCTGGTACACGCTTAGTCGTTACCACAAAAGTTCCGGCCCGGTCACGTTGTAGGTTGCGTGATCGGGTCGGTCTTTTTATACCATTGAGTAATAAACATGTTATTTTTTGAGCTATTACAAGTTCGGCAACAGCCAACTAAGTTACCTATTGAATGACGTGCGCCTTTTGAAAGCGGTATTACATGATCTATTTCGCCGCCAACATTGCCGCAATAAAAACAAGGGCCAGCTTTTAGCTTCTTAATTTCGGTTGCAGTTATTTTGTAAATACCATTATTTTTTTTGGCGGCTCGACGCAAGGTCATAGACAAAGCGCGCTTATCTTTATTAGCAGCATTCCAGCGCCTAGCATGAAGTCGGTTAGCTTCTTTTTGCTTTTCTTCAAGTAATGCGTATGGCGTTTTTTTCTTAGAGTATTCACGACGCATAATGCGAGCACACTCTCGGCAGTAAGACGAATGCCCATCTTTTCTAGCAGTCTTTTTATTGAAATCTGCTAAAGATTTTGTCGTTGCGCATTTGCAACAAGTCTTATACTTATTCACGTCGGATTTTATTTCCTTTCAATCTGACCATGCTCCCGAATGTTTGCGCATTGCGGGAGCAAACTAATTCTACTTTGTTATGCTTACAAACATGGCAACCTACAAATTCAAAGGCGCAGTTTC